AGAAGTTGACCTTTTATCGGCTGACGAATACGGAGACAGATATGTCTCGGTGGTCGTTGACGGGAAAGAAGTCAAGGTCCCACTCAAGGAGGCGCTTTCTGGATACCAGCGTCAAGCGGATTATACCCGCAAGACACAGGAACTCAGCGAGCAAAGGCGACAGGTGCAGTTTGGTTCAGCGTTGCAGGAAGCCCTGCAAAACAATCCAGCCGGCACTCTGGAACTGTTAAGTCAACATTACGGTACGCAGCAACAGCCATCTGAGGAAGATGAATTGTTCGCAGACCCGGTTGCCAAACAGTATCGGCAGTTAGAGCAGCGAGTTCAGGTCTTCGAACAACAGAAGGCCATGGATGAGTTGAACAAAACTGTTCAAACGCTTCAGGCAAGATACGGCGAGGATTTTAATGCTGATGAAGTTTTATCCAAGGCAATAGCCACGGGGACAACGGATTTAGAGGCAGTCTTTAAGCAATCCGCTTTCGATAGGATTTTCGAGAACCGCATGGAAACCAACAAAGTAGAACAACAGAAGTTGGATGAAACCAGGCGAATCACGGAGTCCAAGCGACAGGCGTCAATTGTTTCGGGCGGTTCTACAGCATCAAGTGCCGACGTGTCAGCCGCACCTATCACATCACTAAAAGACGCCTGGGACGCCGCAAAGCGGGAACTGGGCGAGTAACTCTTTAAGGAGAGAATCTCATGGCAAACAGTAATTTTGACGCAATCCTAACTACAACCCTTGCGAATTATCGCAAGCAGTTGACCGACAACGTATTCTCGGCTCGACCATTGACCTACGCGTTGATGGAAAAGGGTCGTATCCGCATGCTCAGTGGTGGTACCAAGATTGTTGAGCCTTTGATTTACGGCCTCAACGACACCGTTGGTTCGTACAGCGGCTTCGACACAATCGCGCTCACCCCACAGACTGGCATCAGTGCTGCCGAGTTCGAATGGAAGCAGTACGCTGCTTCCATCTCGATTTCAGGTATCGAGGAAGCCAAGAACAACGGCGAGCAAGAAATCATCAACCTGTTGGAAGCAAAAATCATGCAGGCTGAAGAGTCCATGCGTGAAGCCTTCAACACGATGTTCTTCGCATCTGGTACCGGCAACGGTGGCAAGGACTGGAACGGTCTTGGCAACTTGGTTGACAACACCGGCACAGTCGGCAACATCGACAGCGCGACCTACACATGGTGGAAGTCGCACAAGGACAGCGTCTCTGAGGCGCTGACCCTTGCCAAGATGGCCACGGCCTACAACACTGTGTCGGTTGGTAATGACCACCCAGACACCCTCTTGACAACTCAACTCTTGTTTGAGAAGTACGAGGCTCTGTTGCAGCCGAACCTGCGCTACTCGGACACGAAGACAGCCGATGCTGGCTTCCAGAACTTGCTCTTTAAGGCCGCTCCTGTCATGTTTGACATGGGTTGCCCAACGGGTGCGTTCTACTTCCTGAACAGCAAGTACATCACACTTGTTGGTCACTCAGCGAAGTGGTTCCAACAGACCGAGTTCATTCGTCCGGAAGACCTTGATGCCCGCTATGCGCTCATCATGTGCTACGGCAACTTGACTGTCCGTAACCGCAAGAAGCAAGGTGTACTAACCGCCAAGACGGCGTAATAAGATTTTGATTGGGGGGCGAAAGCCCCTCAAACAAAAGCAATAAAACCTACTCAAATACCCAGTAATAATTAGGAGAAATCATGACTTTAGTAGCAAATGCAACATCTGGTGCCTTAACTCGTGCGCGTGTAGCGGCATGGGTGGCACAATTGGAAAATAGCACCGAGGTAGCAATGGCCGATGAGGCAACGTTGCAAACAGCGGCGCAGGTTATTGATAGCAAAATCTTTACCCAGACACCAACTGCGGCCCGTGCGGTAACAACCCCAACGGCCGCTTTAATTGTGGCTGCGGCAACTGATTATGTGGTTGGAACTTCGTTCGAATTCACGATTGTGAATAAGGCCGCTGCCACCCATGTTATTACCCTCACCGCTGGTGTGGGTGTGACTCTGGTTGGTCTTGCCACGATTGCCGCCACGTTGAGCGGTACTTGGAAGGTCCGCATTGATTCGGCTAGTGCCGTTTCGATGTTCCGTAAGTAAGTAACCGATAGTCCGTCTGTCGGTTGGGGGTTCGCCCCCAACCGGCACAACGCAATACGAAGGACAGTATGGCAGCCAAAAAGTCTAAGAATGCCACCCACAAAATGCCTGATGGCAGTGTGATGGCAGGCAAGAAGCATCGTGCGGTTAAGAAAAGTTCTACTGGTTTCCCGAAGAAGAAGGAGAAATACTAATGGCTCAAAAAGATGGTGTCAAGAAGCGAATTGCGGACCGTAAGGCATTCGTCGGCGCAACCAAGGGTGCCGGTACCGCTGTTGCCGCGCGTAAAAAGTTCTTTGTTCAGACTCGAATGGCCGAATTGAAGGCCAAGGGCAAGACTGGCGACGCGAAAGCGTTGCGGGCGAAGTTTGATTCAGGTGGAGTAACCCGTGCGGGTTTCTACAACAAGGTAGATAAGGCGCGTAATAAGGCGGGTCGTGGTGGCAGTAACGGTGCTGGCGGCGGTGCTGGTATCACCAAAATCGTTCCCAAGCCAAAAGACAGGGGCAAGGGGCGTGGGGCGAGGCCTTAAGTAAATCTATGTAACAAAAGGGTCTAAGGGTGATGATGAAAAATGCTCAACTCGCTCATACCCTATACGGACAGCCAGTTTCGGGGATTCGCCCCTCTGCGCAGGTCCCGGGTTCCAAACTAGCCCCACCTAGCGGTCCCTATATTGGCCGCCAGCGCTGTACGGCCAACGAAGACACCTGTGAGGGCCCCAAGGCCAGAGGTACCGACTTCTGCTATGGTCACTTACGTTCGATGGGTGAAGTGTAATGACGATGACCCTGACGGATGTCAGGTCTATCGTCCGTAGTATTTCAGACCTGGATATTACCGACCTAAGTAACGCCCTTCTGGATAGTTACGTTAAAGAGGGTTTCCAGCAGATTGTTGCCCTGGAGCGTCGTTACCCCTTTTACCAACAGTCCTATTCGCTGAACAGCGAAGTTGGCACCAGGGCCTACACAATATCGGCAATCGGGGATATTCGGGAAATCATTTCCGTTGTCCAAACTGGTACTGCCGGTCAGCGTTTGTCGTTAATCCCGTATGACGAGGGTGAGGCGATTTGGCTTGGGAACCTTGATACGGCCGGTGAGCCGAATTTCTATTCATTTTGGGACCACCAAATTCATTTGTGGCCCAAGCCAAGCGTGATATACGCGTACACCGTTCGCGCATACAGGAATCCCGTTTATACCTGGTTGACGAATATCACCGAGGCGATTGATGCCGACGAGTGGTTCCATGTTTTATTGACCTACTTTGTGTTGTCCCGTATTTACCAGAGGCAGGAAGACCCGCAGATGTCCGCGATGTACATGCAGTCATTTGAGCAGGGCGTGGGTCTTGCGCGCAAGGACATCATGAAGCCGTCGAGTGCCCGTCCGTTGGTTCTTAGCGGTGGGCGTCGATACCCAACGATGACTCGTTGGTTGCAGACGCTTGGGAGAACATTATGAGCGTAATGCAGGTTCTCCGTTATGACGACTTTACCGGTGGGCTTAATCTTCGCGCTGACCAATTTCAGTTGGAGAGAACTGAATCTCCCGACATGTTGAATGTTGAGATTGACCCTCGTGGTGGTGTGTTCTCTCGTGGTGGAATGCGTCGCATGAACACGACCGAGGTTGGCGAAACGTGGACTCCGCAGTCTTTGTATCCGTTCTATGGGGCGTCATCCAGGGTGATGCTGAGTACCGCGACCAGGGTTATGCTGTCGAGTAATGGGGATTTCTCTTTACTGAACTCCGCGTTGGCCACTCCGCTCGTTGTAACGTCACCAACTGGCGCGTCGTTCGCCCAGTGGGGAACGACGCTATACGTGTCTCTTGGTCATGCTTCTGCGAACATGTACCGATGGGCCACAGCCGATACTTATGCCACATCCTTAACGGCTAGCGCCGTTGGCGCGTGGCAGACTGCGACTGCTTTGGTCGGCGGGCACATGCCGAAGTCAAAGTTGAATCTGTTGCACGCGAACAAGATGTTTGTTGCCGACACAACGGAGGATGGCGTGCGTCATCCAAATAGGATTCGCTGGTCTGTGGAGGCACAACCGGAGGACTGGGACGCCGACGATTACATTGACGTGAATAATGGTGGTTCTTCTATTCGTGCGATTGCCGTTGTCAATGGACAACTGGCAATCTTCAAGGATTATGGTGTGTTTGTTCTGCTCGGTTACAACTCGGACAACCACCAACTTAGTCAGGTAACTGACAAGTTGGGAGTTTCACAACAGCAACAGGTCGTGTCCACGAGTTCTGGTGTTTACTTCTTCTCGTATCCACACGGGCTACATTTCTTTGACGGTTCTACCGTGGTTGATATTTCGCAGAATCTGAAGACGATTTTCGACTTGGGTTACATCAACCCTGCTTATGTGAGCAAGATTACCGTGTCCTACATCGGGCGACGGGTTTGGGTTTCGGTTCCGTATCACCGTCACGAGGTCGGTATAGCGACGGAAGCGAAGATGAATTTTGTCTATGACCCAACCATCGGCAAAAATGGTGCTTTTACGCAGTTTGAGACATCTGACGATTACGGCGTTATTTCTGGTACGAACTGGACCGATGATGCCGGAACCGACTATCGCTTAATGCTCCATCCTGTTGAGGGTTTTGCGTTGAATGTTGACCGCTATTCGGAGGTCAAAGATTTGATTGCGGGGACAGAGGCGGCGTTTGATTCCTATTATCGCACGGGTTTTATTGACGCCGGCAACTACGCGATGAAGAAGATGTTCCGTCGTCCAGACTTTGTGTTTAAGCAGGTTGATACTGCGAGTTCGATAAACGTGAAGGTTTACCACAACTATGAGGAAGCACTTGGTAACGAGCGCAGAACATTTGATGTGAGTCTTGCCTCAAGCGCGCAAGGCGCGCGATGGGGCGTCGGACGCTGGGGGGTTGACTCTTGGGGTATTCTCGCGGAGGGTTCACAGGTTAGCAAAGGTTCCAATCTGGGCCTTGCTCGCTCGATTCAACTTCTGTTGACTGGCCCAGAGGGTTTGCCGTGGGGCATGAATAGTGTTTCT